TTGGACATAACGGAGATAGATTCGACCTTAGAAAACTCCGTTGGCGATTTATTTCACACGATATGAAACCTCCAAGTCCTTTCAAGATCATTGATACTTTAAAAGTTGCGAGGAAAGAATTTTTTGCACCTTCATATAAACAGGATTTCTTAACAAAGTATTTTAAATTAGAAAATAAATTATCAACAGAATTTCAATTATGGGTTGATTGCGAAGCTGGAATACCAGAAAGATTAGATGAAATGGCTGAATATAATAGGCATGATGTTATGGGATTAGAAGAGTTGTATCTAAAGATAAGGCCATATATTCGTAATCATCCGAATCTTGGTGTATTGATGGACGATGATATATGTCCTAGTTGTGGAAGTAAACATCTAAAAGAAACTAGTTCTGTATATTTAACTTCAGCTAATAAGTTTCCAGTCTATAAATGTGAGAGATGTGAGACTCCTTACATTAGAGGTAAAAGAAATATCAATGATCACAAAACACAGATGAGAAGCGTTTCTTAGTGAGTCTGTACCAAAGTGGTAAAGATGCTAATCTCTACGGTAAGAGTAAAAGGAAGATAAAAAAGACGAGACAAGGTTCTGGTCGAGGAACTAAAAATAAATATAGAAAATATAGAGGTCAAGGAGGTAGAAAAAGATAATGATGTATGGTGGGAAATATATAGTTTTATGGAAAGAAGCTAAGAAAGATAAGTCTGATGCTTTAATGAGGTCTTTCGATACTACGATAGAATCCAAATCATACATTCAAGGGTTTGTAGATGCTATTGTTTCCTTTACTAAAGATGCAAATGAGGATAAACTATTAAAGGAATTTAAGGTAGAGGAGATGAAATGAGAGGTACAAAGAGAGGTTTCAAAAGAAAAGACTTGATTAATAGGGTAAAAATGTTGGAGTATTCCCTTGCAAATTATGTGGAAAGACAGAAAAATTCTGAATTAGTTATTGATCTTTATATAGAAATGAAGAAAGATGAAAAGAAATTTAAAAAGTTTATAGAAAAGAAAAGAGCAGATGCCGAACATAAATAGTCAACCTGTTTCAGATGCTGAAAAAGCATTATTGTTAGCTAGTAAAGATTTAATATCTTTTGGTAAACTATTTCTTCCTGAAGACTTTCTTCGTAGTGAAACTCCTTTTTTCCATTATGAGATAGCAGATGATATCGATAATAAAGAGGTTAAGCAGACAGCTATCATTATTCCAAGAGGTCACGGGAAGACTGTATTGACTAAAGCTTCTATATTAAAAGATTTTCTATTTTGTAAAGGTGGTGATGACTTTTTATTCTATGCATGGGTGTCAGCTACACAAAAGCTTTCAGTAGGAAATATGGATTATATAAAACATCACCTTGAATATAATGAAAGAATAAAGTATTATTTCGGAGTTACTAGAGGGAGAAAGTGGACAGAAGAAGATATAGAACTTCAGAATGGTTGTAAACTTATAAGTAAATCTAATGTGGCTGGTATTCGTGGTGGAGCGAAACTTCACAAAAGATATGATTTGATAGTATTAGATGATTTTGAGCATGAAGCAAATACGATTACGAGAGAAGCGAGAGATAAGAATGCAAATCTTGTTACTGCTGTTGTTTATCCCGCGCTTGAGCCTCATACTGGTAGGTTGCGTGTTAATGGCACTCCCGTACATTATGATTCCTTTATTAATAATTTGCTTACTCAACATGCAAAAGCTACTAAAGATGGGAAAGACTTTGCTTGGAAGGTAATTACATATAAAGCACTGCAACCAGATGGAACACCTCTTTGGGCATCCTTCTTTCCCAGTGAAAAAATAAAGGAGAAGAAAAAGTTCTATGCTGACTCAGGTCAGCCTCAGAAATTCTATCAAGAATATATGATGGAAGTGATGAGTGAAGAAGACGCTGTATGGACAAGAAAACATATAAGGTATTGGGAAGGTTATTATAAAAATGAAGATGATGTTAATTATATAGTTATTGATGATGGTTTGGATACAAGAGAAGTACCAGTTAATATCTTCATCGGTTGTGATCCTGCGACAGACATTGACACAAAACACGCAGACTTTAGTGTTATCATGGTTGTTGCTATTGATGTTAATAATAACTGTTACGTACTTGAATACGAGAGGCATAGGTCTATTCCGACTATTGGGTCGAAGGACCCTAGCACCGGGAATATATTGGGACGTAGTGGAGTCGTTGATTATATTATTTCTCTCCACGGTAAATATAATTGTGTTTCTGCAACTGTTGAAGACGTTGCTATGAATAGAAGTATATTCCAGGCTTTAAATGACGAAAGACGTAGGTTAAATAGGTTTGATATATCAGTTATTCCTGAGAAACCTGGAGGTCAAAACAAGAGAAATCGTATATATTCAGGTCTTTCGGGTCGTTTTAGTATGGGAACCGTATATTTACGAACAAATATGTTTGATTTGATTAACGAAATCATTACATTCGGACCAAAAATGTCCCACGATGACACCATTGAGTCACTTTATTATTCAACCGTACACGCTTTTCCTCCTAATATGAAACAAAAAGAAGGAAAACGAAAATGGTTCAAACCAAAGCGTAAAGCTAAAAGCTGGGTAGTAGCATAATGCCTGAAGGAAACAATACTCCAAAAACATCTCCATCTTTTCCTGGAGCGTCTTCTGTCACGAGCCCTAGTCTAGTAATGAGAGCATTGGCTCAGAGTAGAGCTTTAGATGGTGGTTTTCAAAAATCAAGTACAATGTGGAATCAGGTTACTAGAAATAGATATCCATCAGGTAAGATGAAAGTTATTAATGCTTCTTCAAGAAAAAAAGAAGATGTTGGATTACAAGAAGATATAGATTATATGCAAAGTATTTATGATTTATTAGGTATGCAATTTTCAGGTGGTTTGGATAAAGGTGGATTGAGTGTATCAGCAAGTTCTCCTTTTACTAAAGGTAGTTTTGGATTTCCTGTTGGTAAATCAATGATAAGTGGTGATTATGAAAAAATAAGGTCAGGTCAAGGTTTGCGTAATTATGATTGGAATATTGGGATTGATATTCCTTTTGATTTATTTAAAAGGAAACGATAGTATATGCCATCAAATAATTGGGTAGAGAAGGGTAGATGGATGAAGAAGTACACTGGATATTTAAAGGATGTTGAGGGCAGTGTGATTAAAGATGGTGAGCATGTTCCTTATTTGGACGCAGCTGGAAAATGGACTATTGGATATGGGACAAGAATTAGTAAGGCTACGCTTAGTCAAAGTGGAGGTGGATCAACAAAATATAAAGGAAAGACTATTTGGTCTGGAGGGAAGACTTTTAGTGAGAAAGAAGCTGTGAAAGAGCTTCAGAGTAAAGCTTTATTATCATTAAATCAGGCTGAGAGATATGCCACCGATAGAGGATTTGATTGGGAAAGTATAACTGAAAGACAAAAACATGGGATTGCAGATTTCATGTATAATCTTGGTTATAAGACAATGACTAGTCCATATAGAATGGAGAGTGGAGAAATGTCAAAAGAGAATATGTTTCATTATACAATGGGTGCTTATCTTGGTGGAGACAATGTAGTCATTAATGAAGACCCAAATATATCTCATAAAAGAGTATATCATGCAGATGGTGAAAGATTTGAATTGAAATATAGAAATAAAAAATGGAAAGAATTATTTGGAGGAATGGGAGAAGATATTGCTATGGGGAAGATGTTAAAAGAGGATGATCCTTTAGGAGTAAATTATGGCTAGAATGACTAATAAGAAAAAAGCAGAATCAGTTAGAAGTTTGTGGCAAAAAGCCGCGTCTAATGAGAGACAAAAATGGAGAAGTATTAATCAAAGGGGATATGATTTTTATCTTAATGACCAGTTGACAGCTCAAGAGAGAGATGATTTACAAGAAGCTGGTATGCCTGATTTTGTTATTAATAGAATAACACCTGCTATCGAAATGATGAAGTTCTTTGTAACTGCAAATAATCCAAGATGGCAAGCTGTAGGAGCTGAAGGTTCTGATGTTGATATAGCGGCTATTCATTCTGATATAGCTTCTTATTGTTGGTATGTATCAAATGGTAGGTCATTATTTTCACAAGTAGTTCAAGATTCTTTTACTAAGGGTATTGGATATATGATGGTTGATGTTGACCCTGATCAAGATAGAGGTATGGGTGAAGTTGTTTTTAAATCCGTTGATCCTTTTGATGTATATGTTGATCCTATGAGTCGAGATTTTCTTTTTAGAGATGCTTCTTATATCATAGTAAAAAAGGATTTACCTAAAAATCATTTAATGAATTTATTCCCAGATCATAAATCTAAGATAAAGAAATCATCTGGTTCGGTTAATCAATTTGGATCATCTAGTTTAAGAGATGTTACATCATCTGATAGTGTTCAATTTGAAGATATTGGCTCTAGAGCTTATTTGCCTGATGGTAAAGAAGATGATATTATAGATTTTTATGAGATGTATGCTAAAGAGAAGTTGCCTTTTTACAATGTATTTATGAGAGTTCCTCCAAGTCCTCAAGAGATGAAACGTATTAATGGTATGGTTGAAGAAAGAATGGATTCTATTGTTAAAGAGTTAACTGTTGCAGCTGAAGAAAAAGAAATTGCAATTAGAATGTCATTGGAGAATGGTGAGATTATTGAATCAAGAGCAATGCTTGAACTAGAGAAGCTTCAGAAAGAAACTCAACAATCTATAGAATCTCAACAAGCTGCTATGCAAGCTCAAGTTACTGAAGAAGTGTCAAAAGTTGAGAATAAAGTT